TGCCGTGGTCGACTGTACTACTTCGAGTTCGTCTTCCGTTACGGCAGTAAAACCAAAATCGAATAGGTCGCTCATAGCCCCATCCACTCCTTTGTCATTATGTAGTCTCTTACGAGACCACTCCGGACAATATCCTCCCATGAAAACTCGACGACTGAGAAATGTTTCAGTTGTTCAAGTATACCAAGGAAAGTATTGATTCCTTGTTTATCGGACATCTGTTTGAAATCAGACTGTTTGTAATCTCCACAGAAAATGATTTTAGAACAATGTCCAATCCGTGTCATTACGGAATCCAGTTCGTGGAAGTTGAGATTCTGCATCTCATCCACCAGAACAATCGTATTATCGAATGTCACACCTCTTATATAGGATGTTGATTCAAACTGTATATATTTATTATGCACGAGTTTTTCATATGCGCGATCATCTTCGAACAGATCCGCGGCAGCTGCACGATATGGTCCAGTGAATGCATCCAGTTTTTCGTCAATTGTGCCAGGCAGAAATCCAACCTCTCGTGTGGGTACGGCACTGCGAATAATACGTAGAGAATCAAACGGGGTACTCTTATCCATGATTTCTTCAAGTGCGAGATACATTGCAAGGAATGTCTTACCTGTACCCGCAGTACCCACCATGGCGATATTGTCGCCTTCTCTCCATGCGGTGTAAGCCTCTTTCTGAGATTCGGTAACAGGATCTATTGTACGTAGATCGTCAATACGAATATTCATTGACTCGTTTATTTGTTGTTTAGTTTTCATCAATTATGTATCGAGTTATCAACGAATCCGTATTTGCGTTTTTTCTCTGCGGACAACCCAGAATTACCACCGGATTGTTTTTTGATTTGATCGAGTTTATTTTTCCAATCACCCGATGTCTTATTAAGAATAGAACCTGTATGAGTAACAAGTTCTGGAGTGCTAGTGTGTAGTTGTTTCCAATCACCAGATGCGACCATCTCTTCTTTTTTAGAAATAGAGATCAGAAATTCTTTTACTTCTCCGGTCTCTGTGTTTTTTAAATCATATGTAGGCATAAATTAGATTCCAGTTAAATGAAAAAGGCCCTCATCTAGAGGGCCAGTTCCAGATAAGGATCACCCCCTTAGTCGAGTTTCAGCTTGTGATATTGCAGTCTCTAAAAACGTCTGTCGTTTCGCAACTTTATATGCAATATCTGCTTTCCCCCTTTTTTGCAATTTATGAATGTAATGTCCCAACTCTCGCGAGTCTTTTCTAAGTCTTTCTAGTTGATTTGGTTCAACCATACTCTCTCCTTATTGTTGTAACGTGGGAAATTATTTCAGGATTAAATCTGGAAATGCCTCCTTTACCAGTGTTTTGGTTATGCCCTTGATGGGCGGATTTTTGTTTATCATAGCAACTAACACTTCAGCATCACGAGGATGTACTGACTCACACATGTCAATAAACATTTTTTCCCGTTTGACGGGAGTTAATCTTTCAGATTCCAATAGCCCTTTCACGAAATATTTAAAATTCATATGAGCTTTTAATAGGGAGTTTGCGGGTGTTTCTTCAGAGGCCGGTGTATAGGGTACAGGGCCAGAGGGTAGATTCCACTGGATAATTTCATCAAATGTACCTCTTAGTACATCTCTTAATGCCATCATCTCATTTTCTTGTAAGACTTGTATCTTGTCTTTTTTAGCACGTTTCTTTGATACCTGATCTAGAATCTCATAAACTTGTAAACGGGGTTTCGTAATTGCCATAATATTTCCTTATCGCGTAAAACTCATTATACAGATACTTATAGGGGTTGTCAAGACTTTTTTCGGCCCGCCTGTCGAATTGCTTGTCGTTCAGTTTCAATCCACTTCTTCGCTTTTGGTGTCACTTCTTTATCAGTAAACCTTTTGATATCACGGAATGCACGAAGTGTTTCCTTGTTGTAATCTTTGCCTTCACTATTATCAACCACAAGGAAATTTTCTTTACCAAACATGTTCTGGAATTTACCAGTGTTACGTTGAACCTGTTTCCAGTAGGATTCTACTTCTGCGTCGGGGAGTGATCGTGCTCTCATGCGATTGCGTTTGAGAGCGGTATCGAGGTCTGTATTGACGAAAATCATTGCCGCTTGATATCCCAACTTCTGGATCTCTCGAGCTTGACTAGCAATCTTCGCTGGGTCTTTACCCGTACCATCAACGACAAGACCCAGTCGGCCCTTTATGTAACGCGCCTGTTTCGTGCCTGTGAGACGTTTTGCCTTACCACGTAGTTCTTGACCCTTTGGCGAAAAAATGTTACTAGGCGACATTTCCATGTTTGCCTTTTTCATTGCCGCTTCAAAAGCATCGTCAGAGTTTACAACTTTGTATCCCATTGATGTAAGACCGGTCTTTCCTACAATGAAAGATTTACCGGAACCAGGCCCACCTGCAAGAAATACTGCTTTGAAGATTGCGGGATCATTTACCCCTTCTTCTAGATACTGTTGAAAACGTAACACAATAAAAACCTCGTTGAAAGTATAAAGTTATTTATATTTTTTCATTATTGAAATACCATAATTTTTCATCATGGTATAAAACAACTGCATCGAGTTCCGATTCATTCAAAACCATAAATGCTTCTTGTAAAGTATTTAGTATCGGCTTACCACGAACGTTAAAAGATGTATTGAGCAAAACACCATCAAACGCAGACAAAATATTATATAGTAATTTATTTTGATCTTCGGTGACGGTCTGCAATCTCGCGGTGTTATCAACATGTGTGATCGCTGCAAGTTGTTCTGCGTATTCTTCGCGAACATCGACTGCAAAATTCATGTAGGATAAGTTGTCGTAGTTGTCTGCAATAAAATATTTCTCTGCGTCTTCTCTACGACAAACGGGCGCAAAGGGACGATAAAGTTCTCTACGTTTGATCTCGTTGACTTTGTCTTTTTTGTCCCAACCTTTAGGATCGCATAAGATGGATCTGTTTCCCAATGCACGTGGACCTACTTCAATACCACCTTGTATGAGACCAATGATCTCATCATTTTTCAAACGAAGAGCCAGATCCTTAACGGAAATTTCAAAGTGATTATATTTTTCTTTATAATCATCCAATTGATTTAGATCACGTATCTTTGGACCTGCATAGGTGATGGTTCGTCTACTGTTTTTCATACCTCGTCTTATCATAAATCTTGAGATAAAACCAAAAGGAAGACCTGAGTCAATAACATCGGGTGGAACAAATACTTCCGCTCCAAATTCGCGTTGAATTCTTCTATTTAACAAAACGTTGAGACCACATCCACCACTTATTACCAGACGATTCTTGTGTTTCCTAATGACATCTTCATTTTCCCACAAAAACTTCATGACCCATGTTTCGAATTCGTCTTGTATTCCTTTCGCGATATCGTATTCTTCTTCCATCCTTGTGTGTTTTTTATTCATCATTATTTGAAAGACATTATTTTCTTCAGGCGAATTAAAAAATTTACCAGAAAATTCGTTTCTATCTGTTACACTGGTATACTTTTCAAACCACACAGAGTACCACATAGGGTTCCTATTATTTACCATACTTTCATCATAACGAAATAATCTTCTTCCAATCTTATAAAAATCTGTGTCGGTTTTGCCGTATGCCGCAGCACCCATTGCTTTACCAGCTAAATCTAAAATAGAGGGAGTACTGTTTACAATATTCACACAACCATGACCTATTGCATGATTGTAATTTCTTCCATAGTAACCAATTAACGGTTCATCATAATCCTCCCAGAAAGGTTTTTGAATTGACTTAACGTTATCACCAACTGCTTCCCACAAAAATGTAAACCCATCATCGCCACCCGCATCAAAGGTGAAAATAACGGTTTCGTCTCCATACCAAGGGGATTGTGCATATGCACCGTGAGCGTGACCGTTGTGGTGTCTATAGTTTAAGTAAAAATTTTTAACATTAAAGATTTTATCAACAATACTTCTAGATAGAATTGAAGGATCTTTATCTTCAACATATTTCTTTTCGATCGTTGTTGATCCTAAGATAAAAACATCATAATCGTTTTTGATACCGAACTCTTTTTCAGAAATTTTCAGACACTCTCTAAGAATATCTTCACGTTCGTCAAGACGAGCATGGCCACGATAATGTTTTATACCTGTAAGTTTTTCTAACTCGATGACATGAAACGTGTCGGTTTCTGCATTGTAGAACGATATGACCGAATCGTGTCCCCAATGTGCCGCGGCAATGTTACCCATTATTCGGACCTTAAATGACTTGATGAGATTCGTACTTGAATAATACCGTTGTAGTACTTGTCGTCACGTAAAACATCACGACGAACTTGTTCCAACAATTCTTCGTAGGACAGATCACCCTTTGACTTACAGAGTTTTAAAATTTCTCTTTCGTACTTGTCCCCGCCTTTTTCTTCGACAAGGTTTTTGAGAGTCTCATTTGACCCAAAGTAATCACGCCAGTCGGATTGTCTCCTAACAGTACGTTTACGTTTTTGTCCTTTAAGAGGGGGGAGTTTTCGTGTTGACCAGAAGTTCTTTTTACCGACATACATTTTACCGGTATCAAGTTCTGTGATAAGATAAACAAACCCGACGAATTGTTCTAAGTATTCTTCGTCGGGCTCGAAGGGTGCACCGCAGTATTTCCACATTAGTCTTCCCACTCATCCGTAGTGGGAGACCCACACATTGGACAGTGTGTGGGTTTTTCTTCATTGTCTTCTACTATAAGTGTTACGTGACTGTCACATACTGTGCAAACCAAGGTGTATTCATATTCCATTTCATGCTACCTCTTCCCACCCCCATTCGCCTTCCATACCGACTACGGAGTATTCGGTGACTCGCTTCTCAAAGAAGTTATCATGAGATGCACCGTTTAACACCCAATCAAGCCATGGGAGTGGATTGTCTTTTTGTCTAAACTTAGTTTTGAGTCCAAGTTGCAAAAGACGGCGATCTGCAATATGTCGAATGTATCGACGCACTTCCTCTTTTGTCAAACCCTGAACATTGTTACCCTTGAATGCAAGATTGATAAACTTGTCTTCAAGGTCTACGGCATTCCGCGCCATACTATATATCTTCGACTTGAGTTCATCATTTACGATGCGAGGGTGTTCCTCACAGAATGTCCGGAACAACTTTGCGTTACCCTGCACGTGCAGTGTCTCATCACGGATAGACCACTCGACAATAGTACCCATACCCTTCATCTTACCGAATCGTTGAAAATTGAGTAGCATGACAAAGGAACTGAACAAAGACATGCCCTCGTTGAATACAGACTGTGCCAGCGCAAGGGCCAGACCTGTATGGGACGAAGTGTCGCCCTCTTTCATGAAATCTACTTTGTCCGCCATCTCTTTATATTCGAGGAACTTGTGGTACTCTTCGTCGGGAAGACCAAGCGTGTCGTTGAGCAATGCGTAGGCTCGTTGGTGGACGGCTTCTCGACCCGCAAAGGAAGAGAGCATATTTCGCACTTCATTGTTTTTGAATTTAGGGATGAGTAACTCGTGGTAGTTCTCCCCAACCTGAACGTCAGACTGTGTGAACAGTCGCAATACTTGCGTGATGAATTCTTTTTCGTCTTCGGTGAGTTTGGTTTTCCAGTCTTGGACATCTTCGCTCAACTCCGCTTCATCTTCGATCCAGTGCACCTCTTCGTGTTTCTTAGACAGTTCAACTGCCCAAGGGTACTGAAATGGTTTATATGTTTGACTAAAATCTAGTAATGACATTACGTTTCCTTTTTGTTTCGATAATTTTCGACAGCAGCTTTTATTGCGTCTTCTGCAAGGACACTACAGTGTATCTTCACTGGTGGTAAAGAGAGTTCTTGTGCGATTTCTGTATTTTTAATACTCGCCGCGTCATCGAGACTCTTACCTTTTACCCATTCTGTAAGAAGTGAAGAAGATGCAATAGCACTTCCACACCCATACGTTTTGAATCTGGCATCTTGTATTATACCATCTTCTACCTTTATTTGCAACTGCATTACATCACCACAGGCAGGTGCACCGACCATTCCAGTACCAATATCATCGTCTTCTTTGTCAAACTTTCCAACATTGCGAGGGTTTTCATAGTGATCAATTACTTTTTCAGAGTACATATGACTTCTCCTTTGGGAACCAGATCAAATCTCCAGCAATAGAACGAACAAACTCATAATCCAAACTTTCAAATAAAATAACAATTTCATATGATCGTTTTATAGCTTCTGGAGATTCATGATTATGTTCAGTAGAAATAATAGGTCTGTGTGTTTGAATCGTATTGATTGCACCACGCAGAACATTTAATTCTTCACCTTCAACATCCATTTTTATAAAATCTACATTCTCAAATGCAAAAGAGTCTAATGTTTTAACTTTGCAAGAAAGAGTGTTATCATTACTATTAATATCAGGATTCCTGTGTACTGACGAATGTCCAGTAAATCTAGGATTGAAGTAAACATCCACTGTTTTTTCTGTATCAGACAATCCACAATCAAAAATTTCTACATTGTTCAAATCGCGATTTATTACATTTGATTTTAGACACTCTCTAATAGGATCTACGATTTCAAAACACTTCACCTCATCAAAAATACTACTGAGTTGATCGGTGACGAATCCATATGAAGCTCCTACATCAATCGCGGTTCTTCGATGTTTCACATTATCACTTTTTAGAAATGCGATTATCTTTTCGAGATAACCCCTTTGATACATTCCTTTTCCAGTAACGAATTTTCTAAAAGAAGTCGATTTTTCGTCTTTTAGAAGTATCCAATTAGACTTATAACGGGCTTTTCCTCCCATATATCACCCCTCACAATCGCGACATTCCTCCGATTGGTTAGCGTTTGTTGCGTCTAACTTCATCATAAGATCGTCATAACCGCCCACATATTCACCTTCAATATAAATCTGTGGTACTGTATTTACCTTTCTGCCCGTCACTTCTGCAGCAGTTTTCCCAATTTCTTCGAGATCAACCTTGTCAAAAGGTATACCACGAAGCTTAAGTTCCTCCATTGCCATTGCACAGAAGGGACAATTCTTTTTAGAATAAACTATAGACCGGTTGTCGTCTTGTAGTGCAACCCGTTCTACTTTCTCTGATACATTCTCTGCACGAGACTTTGCCTCTGTGCGTAGGTAGTACAGTCCCTTGAGACCTTCTTTCCATGCCTTGATGTGCACCTTGTTCACATACGACTTCTCCGCACCAGCAGGAAAGAATAGATTGACCGACTGACCTTGACAAATGTAGGGTTGTCGATCTGCGGCATGTTGTACCACCCAATTCTGATCTAACTCTTGTGCAGTCTTATAGATGGCCTTCTCACCTTCGGTCAAGAACGGGAGATGTTGCACCGATCCTTTGT